GATTTTCTATCTTTTGTAAAATGTATGTGGCCTGATTTTGTAGAGGGGTCCCACCACAAGCATATCGCAGATAAATTTAATAAATTGGCTACGGGTGAAATAACTCGACTGATAGTTAACATGCCACCAAGACATACGAAGTCTGAGTTTGCATCTTATCTCTTGCCATCGTGGATGGTGGGCCGTGATCCAAAACTCAAGATTATACAAACCACGCACAATTCAGAATTAGCCGTGCGGTTCGGTCGTAAGTCAAAACATCTTATCGACTCAGAAGAATATAAAAAAATTTTTAGTACAACACTACAAGAAGACTCCAAGGCAGCTGGTCGTTGGGAAACGGCCCAAGGCGGAGAATACTTTGCAGCTGGAGTAGGCGGTGCCATAACGGGTCGTGGCGCTGACCTACTTATAATTGACGACCCACATTCGGAACAAGATGCATTGAGCCCTGATGCATTAGAACGTGCCTACGAGTGGTATACTTCAGGACCACGTCAACGTTTACAGCCAGGCGGTAAGATCGTCTTGGTTATGACAAGATGGTCAACGAAAGATCTAACAGCTAAACTTATACAGAATCAAAAGGAGCCGAAGTCTGATCAGTGGCACGTGGTCGAGTTTCCGGCACTCATGGACCACGGACCAGTGTGGCCAGAATATTGGACCACGGAAGAATTAGAAAAGGTCAAAGCAACACTGCCTGTCGGTAAATGGAACGCGCAATGGATGCAACAACCTACGTCAGAAGAAGGAGCAATCATCAAACGAGAGTGGTGGCAGGTCTATAACAAAGAAACCATACCACCTCTACATCACGTTATACAATCTTACGATACAGCGTTTCTAAAAAAACAAACGGCAGATTATTCAGCCATTACAACCTGGGGCGTATTTTTTCCATCAGAGGACCAACCAGCTAATTTATTATTACTTGATGCCATCAAAGGCAGATACGAGTTTCCAGAACTTAGAAGATTAGCTTTACAGCAATATAAATACTGGCAGCCCGAATCAGTGATCATAGAAGCCAAAGCATCAGGATTACCACTAACTTACGAGCTTAGACAGATGGACATACCGGTCATCAACTTTACGCCTTCAAAAGGAAATGATAAGCATGCGAGGGTAAATGCGGTTGCACCTTTGTTTGAAAGTGGTATGATATGGGCACCAGAGCAGAAATTTGCGGACGAAGTTATCGAAGAGTGCGCAGCGTTTCCTAATGGAGACCATGACGACTTGGTAGACTCAACAACACAAGCCATCATGCGATTCAGACAAGGTGGACTTATTGGACACCCTGAAGACTATATTGATGAAAAAAAACCAAAGCGTAAGAGGACGTACTATTAATGCGAGAATTTTTTAAAGCCTTTGTCTACTTTGTAGAAAACGGTCTACCTGAAAAACTAGCTAAAGATTTAGCTGAAAAAGTTACAGGTATCACAGCACCAAAAGGTAAAATTGACATACCAGAAAAGACAGTCAAGGAAGTTAAATTGCCAAAAGCAAAACAAGATGTTTTTGATGCAAATGAAAATGTTTCAGGTAACTATGCAGCAGGTGACACTAAATACAACGCAGATGTTTTAGCTGAGGAGATTGCTAGAAAAAGAGGCTTTATAAAAGACGATGGTATTCAAGATGCTTCGGACATGGATCAGACAGAGTATTCTAAATTATACAGCGAAGCCTATGAGTTTTTAACTCAACTACGTGTACTAAACAAACCTGTAAAAAGAGTTGAGACTCCAAAAAAATTAGCCACTAAAAAACAAAGAGGCGAATTAGTTTTTGTTAATTCTAAGATGTCAAATCCTGCAAAAAGTAAAATGGTATTGCAAGGGTTAGACGGTACAACAGAGAGTTTATACTCTCAACTTAGAATAGAACAAGAAGCTCTTAAGAATGGTATGGAGAAGAACTTAAAATATATTTTAGATAACAACATAGCTCTTGGTCAGAAAGATAAAGACAATCTTTTGTACAACGCCAAGATGTATAATGATCTTACAAAGAAAGTTAACAAGCTGGCTGATGATCTAGCTAAAGATGGTAAAGAGCCACAAAAAATTTATCAAGATTATCGAGACACTCAACTTCAAAATAGACTTGGCACAAACGAAGCAACCATACAAAGTTTAAGTGAGTCTATGGATAAGATAGAAGAATTAATAACAGAAATAGATAATATTAGATCGGGCAGAGCGCAAATAGATAATGAAACTAGAGTAAGAAATTTATATCAAGGTAAAGGTTATGGCCCTGACGAAGCTTTGTTTAGATCTTTAACAAGGCAGTTCTTAAGAGATGAGATTGAAGCAGGTCGTATACAAGTTACACCACGTATTTATGATGCTATGAAAAAAGGTAATCATCCTTTTATAGATCCCATTAAAGTGTTTAGACACCACTTTGGTGATGATGCATTTGATATATTAGGAAAATATATTGATGAAAATGCTTTTAGCAGTTCAGGTATACAATATCCAGGTCGATTTGAATTTAGAAAAATGGGACTCGTTGTTAAAAATAAAACAGCACCAGGTAAAACATATGAACACTACAGTTTACCAGGTGAGATAGATCAACAAATTGCAGATGTAGATAAAGTTATTAAAACTATTGAAGAAGGTAATAACCCTTTCTTTAAAACAAAAGAAGATATTAAAAATCAAAATTCAAAAAGAGCTAATTTAGTTAAAATTAGAAATGAGATCGCACCGGAAGACACTGAGGTATTACCGAGCGATGAGTTATTAGAAACAGCAGAAGTTGTGCCAATCAAACAAGAAGGTATTATCAGTAATTTAGATCTTAACGTAGATAGAACTAAAACAAAATTTAACAACGTAGAACTTTACGGTGACGAAACATTTGATGAATTAAAATACATCGAAGAGAATGGTGTGCACCCTAGAGATCTAGATCCAAGAGAAGGTTTTGCAAGAGGAGGTATTGTTGAAGTACTTATTTAATCCAGCAACAGATAGCTTCGAACCTTTAGAGCCTACACTACGAGATAGGTTTGCGTTAGGCGGTGGCGTGATACAAGGAAAGAAAGTTGGAGGTAGAGAAAATTTTGCTGAACCAGTATCCGTAGATATTCAAAATTTTTTAAAAAGAACTTTTCCTGAAGTCTTTTTTAATTTTGACGAAGATCTTCAGTATGGTGTTAGCATAGCCAGGGGCGATGTATCAAGCGCGAAATATACTCAAATAGCAAAAGCAGCTAAAGAAAGAATTAAAAACCCCAATTATGAATTAAAATCAAAACAACAAGTAGCTTTAGAAGGCAGTAAAAAATCTAAGCTTAAAGCTGACGCTAAAAGAGTTAGAATTATAGGATACTTTAAAGATCTAGAAAAATATATAGAAACTAACGCTGCTAAATACAGCGATGTAGACAAGTTTTATAAAGACGCTATAAAAAAATTTGATACAAAAAAATACCCAGATTTTATAAAATATAGTCCACAAACACAAAGAAACGTTCGTGACCCTAAACCCATAGGAAAAATTTTTGATTTAAAAGAACCTAGAGCAGAAAAAACACCTAAAGGTGGAACGTATAGTTATAAAAATTTATTTACTCTTAAAGGTAACGATGCCAGTTCAAAACTTAGATATGTAAAAGACATGATGTTAATTAACATGATGGAAAAAAATCCTAAAATGATAAACATGAGAGATAACATTATAAAAATATTAAATAACGATCTAGCAGATTTAAGTCAAGATGACATTAGAACTACAAAAGCTTTTCAAAAACAAAACCTAAAAGCTAGTGCTGCCAGACCAAACTTATTAAGAAGTTATTTTAATAGTATAATCAAAGATTTTGAAAAGAAAAGATTAAAAGTTATAGCTGGATCTCAAGGTGTTGAGGCTGATTTACGAAATCTTTTAAATAAAAAAGACATATCAGAAGCATTTAGAAAAAAAGTAAGAACAACTTTAAATAATATATATCAAGGTAAAAAGTATGGTATCGAATTAAGAAACGAGTTTACAAAACTGTTTGGAAAAGACAAACCAATCTACGCACCTACAGTTAAAAAAGGGCAAGAGTTTTTTGAGTTTGAACATAAGATAGGGAAAGCTAGCACAGGTGTGAACAAACTTCCAGCAACTTATATGCTTAGAGGATCATATGTTCCATCGTCGTTTAATTACGCAAAAAATATAAATTTTGATAATAAACTTTTAGAGTTTATGAACGAGTATAAAAAAACAAAAAGTGCAGCAACAGAAACAAAAATTAAAAATCTATATAACAACTTTAATAAAAAAAGCGCTGGATATTTAAATGATCTCACAATCGATTTTGATCGAAAAGCAGGAAGTGTAATTGTTACAGATAAAACTCCAATATTTAAAATAAAAAATTATGACGACTATAAACAACAGTTTGCAAAAAATTTAAAACACAGTCAGGCATATTTATCTACAGTTAAAGGCGGTAAGTTTGCTTTTGATAAAAAAGCTGCAAATGAGCTCATAAAAAAAGTTTTACCTGTTGCGGGAAAAATTACCATGGGGCTTGGAAAAGTTATAAAGCCTTTGAGTATTGCTACGGGAATAACTGCAGTAACACAAGCTGTTAACGCTGGGGAAACTAACGTTGTAGATTTAGCTGGTGCATATGTGACTGGAGATGCAACAACAGCTACTACAAATAGATTGTTAAGAACAGATGAAAAATTTAGAAACGACTATATAGCGAACCTTCCTGAAATTGAAGGAGTTGAAACAGAAGTGTTTGATGCTCTACAAAAAGAACAAGATACCGAACCTGTGCAAACAGCAGGATTAAAAGAAACTTTTCCTGGATCAAACATGGATTATTTACAAGCTGTGCAAGATGGTTTTCAAGGGTCGTTTGAAGATTTTTTACAATTACAATCTATACCACAATCAGACAGACCTATTACAGGTGAATTAGATTTACCTAAGATGGACCAAACCATGATGGCAGCACAAGGTGGCCGTGTTGGTTTTTCAGATGGCACACCTGATCCGTTTGTCACGGAACTTTTATCAGGACTAAACAATACTGAAGTCATGGACAATGTTTTAAAAAACAATACACCTAGTTTAGAAGAATCTATGTTTGGTACAAAAGAAGAATCAAATTTATTACAAAGATTAAATCAAACATTAGACCCAAGAGCTTTTCCATACTATGCTGCACAGATTACAAAAGGTGTAGCACTGGCTCCTGAATTTGCAGCTAGACTTACATTGGCTGCTCCTAAAGCTTTAGCGGATCTTGCTCAAGGTAAAAGCGGTGTTGGAGCAGAGTTTGCTGAAAACATAGATCCAAAATTTACACAGAAACAAGTTATCGAAAGGTTTGGTTTACAAAAAATTTTAGATGACATGGATCAAGATATTACAGGTTCACAAAGAACTGTTGGCGAAATATTAAAGATGGGCGGAGAATCAATTGGCCCTGCTACAGGCATAGGGTATTTTGCATCAGCAGGTAAAGCTGCAAATCAGATTAGAAAAGAAATTCAAAAGTATGCAGGAAGTGCAGAAGCAGCAAAAGAATTAGAAAAAAGTGTAGAAGAAAAAGCAGCGTCACTACAAATGACAAGAAGAGAGTTTAACACTTTACTAGCAGGCGGTGGGATCGTAGGTTTAATTAAAGCTCTTGGTCTTGACACAATATTTCCTGCAGCAAAACAAGTGGTTAAACAATCTGCACCAATAGTCACTAAAGGTGGCACGCCAAAATATTTCTTTGACCTTGTTGAATTAATTAAAACAAAAGGAGATGATTTAACTGCAAATCTTTCAACAGTTGAAAGACAAAAAGTTTATGATTTAAAAGGATTTACACTTTCAGAAGACATATCAACGGGTAAGATAAGTATTAGAAAAGATACTGAAGGAGGGGGGCAGTATACCACTCCAGATGGTGATGTTGAAGCTTATGATGGTATCATTAGAAAAGAAGAAATAAATTACGAGCCACCTGAAACAATTTTAGGTAAAGATGGTAAACCTGTAGAAGTTCCTGATCAATACGACGAAGCAACTTTATTACCTGATGCAGACGGCGGTGATGGGGATATCGCAGCTGGTCTAGATTCTATTGATGAGATATTAAGATTATTAGCTGAAAATGGCAAAACTTATTCAAAAGACGAATTAATAGAAATGGGCTTTAATTTAAACACCAAAGAAGGTGTTGATGCTTTCTTAAAAAAGAATCCAAACTATAAATTTAGAACTGAAAAAGCAGGAGGCGGTATTGTTAAGCTGGCAGGCGATGATTCTGGACCCCCACCAAAATCAGGGCCTACACCACACGGGTTGCCTTATGTTGCAAAAAATGTTAGACCAATCAAGGAGCGTAAATAATGGCAGATATTGACAAGACTCTTTCGGAGTTAGGGACCTCTGTAAAAATAGAAGGACCTGATCAAGAAGTAGAATTACAAAAACAAGAAGAAGCAGCCCAACAACCTGTTGAAATAAATCCAACAGAAGATGGTGGTGTTGAATTAAATTTTGATCCAAGCAAAGTAAATGTTGAGGGTGCACCAAATCACTTTGACAACTTAGCAGAATTATTACCTAATGAAATTTTAGAACCGATTGGTTTAGAATTATTTCAAAACTACACAGACTACAAGGCATCTAGAAAAGATTGGGAAAGATCTTACACAGAAGGACTTGACCTATTAGGATTTAAATACGAAAATAGAACAGAGCCTTTCCAAGGAGCTTCAGGTGCCACGCACCCTGTTCTTGCAGAAGCTGTAACACAGTTCCAAGCAGGAGCTTACAAAGAGTTATTACCAGCGGAAGGCCCTATCAGAACTCAAATTGTTGGCAACAGCGATCCACAAAAAGAAGCGCAAGCACAAAGAGTAAAAGAATACATGAACTACGAACTCATGGAAAAAATGTCTGAGTACGAACCAGAGTTTGATCAAATGTTATTTCACTTACCACTTGCAGGATCTACATTTAAAAAAGTTTACTACGATGATTTATTAGGCAGAGCTGTTTCTAAATTTGTACCGGCAGATGATTTAGTTGTGCCATACTCTGCAACATCTCTTGATGATGCAGAAGCAATTGTGCATGTCATCAAAATGTCAGAAAATGACTTAAGAAAACAACAAGTTGGTGGTTTTTATTCTGATGTAGAATTAGGTGCACCATCTGTGATTAAAGATGAAGTTGAATCAAAAGAAAGAGAACTAGAAGGCACAAAAAAATCTGGTAAGCCAGAACAGGTTTACACTTTGTTAGAGTGCCACGTTAATTTAGATTTAGAAGGTTTCGAAGATAAGGACGCGAGCGGAGAACTTACAGGGATCAAGCTCCCATACATTGTAACTGTAGATGAAGGTTCGCGACAAGTTCTTTCTATTAGAAGGAACTTTAATCCTGACGATCCAAGAAAAGCTAGAATACCTTATTTCGTCCACTTTAAATTTCTGCCAGGACTAGGATTCTACGGATTTGGATTGATCCATATGATTGGCGGATTGAGTCGAACGGCAACGGTCGCTCTCCGTCAATTGTTGGATGCAGGTACACTTTCAAACTTGCCAGCAGGATTTAAACAAAGAGGTGTAAGAGTTAGAGATGAAGCATCGCCAATTCAACCAGGTGAATTTAAAGATGTAGATGCACCAGGTGGTAATATTAGAGATTCTTTTATGATGCTACCTTACAAAGAACCATCTCCAACATTATTACAACTAATGGGTATTGTTGTTCAAGCAGGTCAAAGATTTGCTGCGATAGCTGACATGCAAGTGGGTGATGGTAATCAAGCCGCTGCAGTTGGGACTACAGTTGCACTTCTTGAAAGAGGTTCACGTGTTATGTCTGCAATACACAAAAGACTTTACACATCCATGAGATCTGAATTTAGATTATTATCAAGATTATTTAAAACTTACTTACCACCTGTTTATCCTTTTGATGTTGTAGGTGGTAGAAGAGAAGTTAAGCAAATGGATTTTGATGACAGAGTAGATATTTTACCGGTTGCAGATCCAAACATATTTTCTATGTCACAAAGAATTACGATTGCACAAACAGAATTACAACTTGCAACATCTAATCCTAAGATACATAACTTGTATAATGCATACAGAAAAATGTATGAAGCACTTGGTGTAAAAGATATTGATAAAATTTTACCACCACCTGCTCCAGTTGCACCAAAAGATCCAGCGTTAGAGCACATTGATGCGTTAGCAATGAAACCTTTTCAAGCTTTTAGAGGTCAAGATCACAGAGCACATATAACATCTCACTTAAATTTCATGGCGACTAACATGGTTAGAAACAATCCACCTATTATGGCTGCGATTGAGAAAAATTGTCTTGAACATATTAGTTTGATGGCACAAGAACAGATAGAATTAGAGTTTGCAGACACGATTCAACAACTTCCACAGATGCAACAGATGGCACAACAGAATCCACAGATACAAGCGCAACTACAAAAGATATCCATGGACATGGAAGCAAGAAAAGCTGTGTTAATTTCTGAAATGATGGGTGATTTTATGGAAGAAGAGAAGAAAATTACGTCACAATTTGACGGTGATCCACTTTTAAAACTAAAATCTAGAGAAGTTGACCTAAGAGCGATGGAAAATGAGCGTAAAAAAGACGAAGGAGAGAAAAAATTTGATCTAGATAGAGCAAAATTACTTCAAGCAAGACAATTAAGCGAAGATAAGATGGATCAGAACGAAAAATTAGCTAAATTAAGAGCTGGAGTAAGCCTTGCAAAGAGTGGAAATCAAGGTATAACTGCAATTAAGGTAGAAGAGTAAAAAATAAGGAG